TCAACCTCATGGCTGGCGGCGCTGGTCTCGCGCTCATCTGCTCGCCCTCCGACTACCTGACCACCATCATGCCCGCGACCACCGTTCAGGCTGCCGATGGCCACTACGTCAACGACCTCTTCCCCGTGCCGACGCAGGTCATCCCCTCCGTCGCTGTGGCTGACGGCGAGGCCATCCTCGCGCTTCTCGGCGAGTACGACCTCTTCGCTGGTGGCGACCGTGGCATCGAGTTCTCCGACGAGTTCAAGTTCACGCAGGATCAGCGCACCTTCAAGACTGTCCTCTACGCCTTCGGTAAGGCCTACGACGACACCTCGGCGCTGCTGCTTGACATCTCCAAGCTCGACGCCGCCTACATCACCGTCAAGAACAAGCCCGAGGCCGCTGCGGCCGCTGGCGAGTAGTCGGTGATGGCCGATGGTAGTCACGAATGAGTTGATGGCATCGGTCAAGCGGAAGCTGAACATCACCTGGGATGACGAGGAGACGGACGCGCGGCTTCGTGACGTGATTCCGGCGGCTGCGGCCGTGCTCCGTCCCCGTCTCGCCCTTCCTGCGACTTACGAGTTTACGCAGGACGACCCCGAGGCCTACGGGCTGCTTCTCAACGCCTGCCTCTACGAGTTCTCGAACGCGATCGACGATTTCCTCGTCAACTACGCGAGGGAAATCTCGCAGTACAGGCTGCTGAAGCTCTCGGAGAGCGTGGGGGTGGGCGATGCTCAAGGCTAAGGTCGAGGTCTTTGCCCCGACGGACGGCATGGCGCTCGTGTACAGAGAGGTCGACGGTCGCAAGGCTGTCGGCCTCGACTTTTCCACGACCGAAGGCCTGCGTCTCGCCTACAAGCTCCCGTGCAAGGAGATGATGCTCCGCGCCCTCGACGTCGACAAGGCAGACACAGAGGGTGAGGAGCTGTCCGCGAAGCTTCGCGTGCGCACGGCGCCCGACCTCTCGACGCTCGACCTCATCTCCTATCGCGGACGGCTCTATGAGGTCACGTCCGTCGACCAGGGGCGCCAGACCAGCTTCCTCTACATGTCCGAGCTGGCGACCGATGGGACGGTCAAGCTCATCGGCTCGACGGGACAGACCGACTCGCACCACATCACGCGCAGGGTCGCCGCGCCGCCCAAGACCGTCTACGTCAGACGCTCTAGGAACGCCTCCAAGGCCGTTTTTACGACCTCAGCGGCATACCAGCGACCGACTATTGCAATCCGCATTCGCGCCTGCGATTACGGCCACGAGGAGACCTTGGAGAGAGACGGCATCACCTACGGCGTCAGGAGCACCGCCAAGAACGGCGAGTGGCTTGACCTTGTGTGCGAGCAGAGGGGTGGTTCAAGTGTCTAACACCGTCAACCTGGGCGGCAACTTCTCCGACGGAGACCTCTCGGTAATCATCAGCGAGTTGTGCCAGGAGGCCACCGACGAGGAGTTCGAGCGCGGCAAGGCTCGCGCACGCAAGGCCGCGAAGATGGCCGAGGCGACGCTCAAGGAGACCTCGCCGAAGCGCACGGGCAAGTATGCGAAGGGCTGGACTACCGAGGAGCACGACACCTCTCGTGGCTTCTCCGTCGTGGTCAGGAACAAGACGAAGCCCGGCATCACTCACCTGCTCGAGAAGGGCCATATGACCCGCAAGGGCGGACGCACGAAGGCCATCCCACACATCCTGCCCGCCTACCAGAAGGCGAAGAGACTGATGGAGGAAGACGATGGCTAGTCTGGACGACCTTTGCGCGGCGCTGGATGGCCTAGAGGTCGCCTACAGCGTCACGCCCTACGACGCGGAGAGCCACAACGGCGAGGCTCCCGCCATTCCCCACATCGTCCTCATGCCGCAGGTCAGCGAGGCCGACTACGCCGATGACGTCGAGTTCGAGTCCATGGAGGAATGGGACGTCGAGCTCTACACCGACTTCCGCGACTTCGAGCTGGAGCGACGGCTCAAAGACGCCCTAGAGGAACTGGGGCTCTCACACCCCTACACATACACGTACATCCCAGAGGACAAGCTCCATTTGGTCACCTACACCATCGAGCTTGACTCCTAGGAAAGGAGAGATTCATGAAGAAGACTGGCTCTCAGGCCCGCAACGGCTTTTTCGGCGCCAAGAACTTCCACATCTGCTTCATCAAGGACCCCGCCGCGGTGCCTCCCGTCTACGAGGATGAGGTCTACGAGATCCCCGGACTCGTCGAGCTGAGCAACGAGATTGAGTCCAACACCGACACCGACTACGCCGACGATGGCGTTTGGATCCGTGAGAACTCCGAGAGTGGCGGCTCCGGCAAGCTGGCCTGCAAGGCCAACCTCGAGACCGACCCGATTCTTCGCAAGGTCTTCTCGCGCCTGACCGGCAAGGGCATCGACGCCCACGGTCGCACCTTCAACATCCTCGGTCGCGAGCCCGAGCCCTGCGCCATCATGTGCGAGCAGAGCGGCAAGGTCGCCGGCCACCGCGTCTGCTACCTCCACACGGAGTTCTCCAAGCCGAACTTCTCGGCCAAGACCAAGGAGGACAAGACCAGCTTCACCAACATCGAGATGGACTACAAGACGTCCTTCGTTAAGGTCGCCGAGGGCATCAGCACCGACGGCTACGACGACTACCCCGACACCGACACCTACGCCACCTTCTTCGATGCGGTCAACCCGCCGACCGCCGAGGCTTCCGAGCCGACGTCGGGTGCCGGCACCAACTCTGGTCACACGGGCGAGTAGGAGGATTTGAATGCGCTTTGCCGAGATCGACGGTCGCCAGGTGGCGCTCCGTCACAACTTCAAGACCCGTCAGATTTTCAAGTCGCAGTTTGGCGAGGAGCTTTATCCGACCCTGATGGGACTTCTCAATCCCATTAAGGAGATGCTTGGTGGCCTCGACCTCGGCGGCGCTGACCTCTCGCAGGTCGACCTTGGGCAGCTCTTCGTGCTCGCCATCCCCGCCATCCTCGGCGGCGAGACCGACCCGCAGGTGGTCCTCGTGAAGTGCCTTTGGGCATGCGCGAAGTCGGCCGACAACAGCATCGCCGACTTCGACCAGTGGGTTGACGGCTTCAGCGACGACGCCTTCGCAATCATCAGCGACGGCGACGACGAGGGCGAGATGCAGCTCGCGGACTGGTGTGCCCAGCTCCTGGTTCTCCTCGAGCAGAATTTTTTCGGGATCAACCTGGACTCGCGTCTTACCTCGAAGAGCTCGCAGAGTCAGGAGACGGAGAAGCCCCAGAAGTCGTAACCGCGAACAGCTCCGAGGCGCTGCTCTTGGCCGCGCGACGCGCTGGCCTGACTGACAGCGACCTCGACCTACTCACCGACCAGCAGGTCATGACCATCATCGCAATCAACCACTACCAAATGACGCCAAAAGATACGCAGAGCGACGAAGAGCAGACGTCCGACGCCGACCGAGGCGAGGCGGCATTCTTCAATCTCTAGCGCGGCCATGACCGAGGCCCACCCGCGTGGTGGGTCTACTCATGGACACGCAAGCATAGGCAACTAGGAGGGCAAATGGCAGAGACTTACAAGGGCTTGGTCATTAAGTTCGGCGCGGACGCGACCGAGCTGGACAAGGCCCTCAAAGGCATTCAGACGCAATCGCGCAAGACGTACTCCGACCTGCGCGACATCAACAAGAGCCTGAAGTTCAACCCGGGCAACACTGAACTCCTCGAGCAGAAGACCCGCGCCCTGTCCAACGTCATCAACCAGACGAAAGACAGGTTGAACAACTACAAGAACGCGCTCGCGCAGCTCGAGGCCAAGAAGCAAAGCGGCGCGACGCTCACCGAGCGCGAGCAGCGTCAGTACGAGCAACTCCAGCGCGACATCCTCAAGTGCGAGAACCAGTTGCAATCCTACGGGCGCCAGCTCTCGAATACGCAGAACGAGGTGGCGGCTTCGCGCACTGGCCTCTACCAGTTCGGTCAGACGCTCGAGGACAACTCCGACAAGCTCAGCACGTACGGTCAGCGCATGGAGAGCGCCGGCAAGACTATGACGGGCGTCTCCGTCGCGGTCGGCGGCGCGGCCCTTGCGGCATTCGATGACGTCGACAAGGGCATGGATGCAGTGGTCAAGGCCACTGGTGCCACGGGCGATGCCGCGAAGGGCCTACAGCAGAGCGTGAGGGACGTCGCTGGCACCGTCGCGGGCGCGAAGCTCTCTTGGGAGCAGCTTGGCTCCGTCGTCGGCGAGATCAACACCCGCTTCGGATTCACGGGCGACCAGCTCACGGGCTGCTCGGAGGAGTTCGCAAAGTTCGCCGACGTCACGGGCATCGACGCGACGGAGGCCGTGCGCCTCGTCAGTCGCGCCATGGGTGACGCCGGCATCGACTCGAGCGAGTATGCGACCGTCCTCGACGCCCTCACGAGCGCATCGCAGGCGTCCGGCATCAGCATCGACAAGCTGACCGAGAACTTGACGAAGTACGGCGCACCCATGCGAGCGCTTGGCTTCGACACCCAGAGCTCCATCGCCATCTTCGCCCAGTGGGAGAAGGCTGGCGTCAACACGGAGATCGCGTTCTCCGGCATGAAAAAAGCCATTTCCAACTGGAGCAAAGAGGGCAAGGACGCCCGTGAGGAGTTCGGCAAGACGCTGCAAGAGATTGCCAACTGCCCCGACATCGCGAGCGCGACCACGAAGGCCATCGAGGTCTTCGGCGCGAAGGCTGGCCCTGACCTCGCAGACGCCATCAAGAACGGGCGCTTCGAGTACAGCGACTTCATGAAGATCTTGGAGAACTCGCAAGGCACGCTCGACTCGACCTTCGACGAGACCGTTGACGGCGTTGACAACGCCAAGGTCGCATTCAAGGAGATGCAGGAGGCGGGCGCGGAGCTGGGCGGCGCTCTCTCTGAGGTCGCAGGCCCCATCCTGCACGACCTCGCCGAGACGGTGAAGAGCCTGTCCGACCGCTTCAAGTCGCTCTCGCCCGAGCAACAGCAGTTCG